CGCGGACAAGCTGCGACCGCGCCCGCTCTCACGAAGGCGTTGCAGAAGCTCAACGTCAACTGGGCCGCGCTCGACAGCGCAGCGATCCGGAGCGTGTTCGACACGTTCAACGCGACGATGAAGGCGACGGGCACCTCGAAGGCGTTGAAGGGCTACTCGCAGCAGGTGACCGTGACCGCGAACATGGTGGGCGAGTCGGCGAAAAAGATGGTGCGCGAGAAGTTCCTGCCGCGCATCGGTGTCTCGCTCTCCTCTCCGAACGTCGCGGCGCTCGCCCAGATCGGCACGCAGCAGGGGTGGTTCCTGCGCGACGAGCTCGGTTTTCGCTCGGACTCCGTCACGGCGATGGGGCGGAAGGTCGTGCATGAGGGACTCGCGGCCGGGCTCGGCACGTACGAGATCGCGGACGACCTGCAGCGCCGCGTGCCCGGCATGTGGAACCAGATGGGGAAGAACTACGCGAACGTCGTCGCGGCGAACGCGTTGTCCCGGTCTCGGACCTATAGCGAGCTGTCGTCGTACCAGGAAGCCGGGATCAAGATGTTGGAGATCGTCGCCGTGCTCGACGAGCGCACGAGCGACATCTGCCGGGCGATGGACGGGCAGTGCATCCCGGTCGACGGCGCGATGGGCATCGCCACAGCAGCCGCGAACGTGAAGAAGCCGGAGGACGTGCGGAAGGTCGCGCCGTTCGTCCGGCAGAGCGGGAACGAGCTTTTCGGCGCGGGGAAGCAGCGCATCGGCACGATCCAGCGCTCGGGCGTGGGGAACGCGGACGACCGCGGATCCGTCGCGTTCGACCGCATGGGCTCGCAGCTCCTCGGCTGTCGCATCGGACCTCCGCCCTTCCACTTCTCGTGTCGCACGACGACCGTGCCACGCATGCAGATGGTGCAGGTGCCGAGGAACTACGAAGCGCGCTCACTCGGCACCGTGAACGGGCTCATGGCGCGCACCCAGTCGGACGCCGCGCAGTTCTCGACGGGCATCTCGCCCGTGAACCTGTTCGCCGCGCCCGGCAAGGGGAAGAAGGTGATCTCGGGCAGCGCCTACGTGCCGACCGTGCCCGCGCCTGTTGGTTTGTACAAACCGACACCGCTTTCGGAATACGAGGCGCGCGCGCTGTGGGCGACCGGCATGGAAACCGAGGGCGCGATCGTCTCGCGGCAGCTCGTCTCGGCGCCCGGGGCCGGGGCTCACTTCCTCGACGTCTCCGTTGCCCTGGAAAACGAGCTTCGTCGGGCCGTGGTACGAATCCACCCCGACGATCTCCCGGCCCTCCAAAGGTCAGTGGGCGCGGTCAAACCGTTTGGGGCTCCGGGCCGGCCGATCGCGTTGAAGCCCGCGGAGAAGTACACGGTGCCCGCAGCGAGTCGGAGAGGTCGAACCGACTATGAGATGCTGGCGCTGAAGGACTCGAAGGTGAAGGGCGGGTGGATCCAGCGCTCGTGGGTCGACGGGAAGCAGTTGATGGTCGAGGTGACGAACAGCGCGACCGTGAAGACGATCGCCGTGCCCGTCACGCCCAAGGATCTCGAGCGCGTGCGGACGGGCGCCGCCGGTGTGAAGCCGAAGCTGAAGGTGCAGAAGCCGAAGCCGCCAAAGCCCGTGGCACCGCCGAAGAAGATCGCGCCGAAGCCCGAGAAGCTCGTCACGGTCTCGAAGCCTCCGAAGAAGCCAGCCACCGGCTACACGATACCGAAGCCGACCGCGGCTCGAGCTGCCGCGCACACGACACCGGCGCCAGCAGTCGCGCCGACGAAGGTCGAGCTGTGGCAGAAGCCGTTCGCGTCACCGGACAAGAGCACGGTGAAGGACGTCGAAGACTTTCAAGAAGGAGTCGGAAAGAAGATCTTCGGCTACAAGGGGCCGAGAGCACGAGAAGCCGAGATCCGTCACAACGTCACGCCGTTCTTGGATCCACTCGACCAAGAGATCCGAGCAGCGACGAGATGGGTGCACAAGCTCGAACCTTACTACAAGGATAAGGCCGCAGTCGCCGAAGACATCGGGCTTACTCCTTTTCGCATCGCAGACGTGTGGGAGACTAGCGCCTCGAAGACGGCGTTGAATCGCATTTCACAGTACGACGAGGACAAGATCTTCCACGCTATCCACGCAGCAGCAGCCGAGGAGTTCGCGGGAGTTGCAGTCAACCCGCAGGTGCTTGAGAACATCTCGATGAGCCTCGAGGAGTTCCGCGGTTTCAAGAAGCACCTCCGCGCGATGTACAACGCAACGCAGCGCTACCTCGTCGAGATGGGTGTGCCATCGGAAGTGACAATGGTGCGCGGCATCCGCACGGATGACTTCTCGCAAGCGCACATGCCGCAGTCGGTCAGCGGTGCGTACGATGGCACCGTGACGATTGGCGGCGCGAAGATGCGGCCGCTCGAATCGTGGTCCGTCGATGCACAGGGCACGATGCAGAATTTCGGAGCCAGCGGGAACGCGTCCAAGAAGTACGCCACGCTGCGGCTGGCGAAAGTACCACGCGAGCGCATCTTCTCCTGCCCCGCCACAGGCTTCAGTGATCTCGGCGAACAGGAGTTCGTGCTCATCGGCGGTGAGAACGTCGCGAAAAACTTGAACACGCGTGCCGGCCACTCGAGCTACACCGAGCTGGTGCAGAAGATGAAGGTGCAGCCTTGAACGAACCGAACAGCTACGTGCTCACGTCCGACGAGCTACTCACCATCGACGACGACGACGGATTTCACTCGCACGATCTCAAGCCCGGGTGGCACGAGGACATCGCGCTCGAGGAGCAAGTCGACCTCCGCCTGCAGCAGTTCGTCGACATCGCCACGGACTTCGTGCGCGCCGCACAGACGGCGAAGCCGACGCCGTTGACGCAGAAGGAGATCGCGGCCGCGCTCCGCACCGGCGCCGCGACTCGGTCAGCGGGCGGCGTCGACCTCGAAGAACTCGAGATCGAGGAAGCGCCCATGCTCGACGGCCTCGGCGACATCGCGGTGGAGCTCGACTCGAAGCTGCTGTGGGGGCTCGCCCTGCAGTTCTCGAACGTCAGCTATCAGCAAGCCGTGGCCTCACACGTCCTGCCCGCGTTCTACCAGGGGCCGGGCACCGCGCACTATCACGCGGAGCGCGGCGCGATCCTGCTGCCGCCAGAGTTCACCGCGGCCGACGTCGCACTCGGCGCGCAGGAGTTTCTCGACAACGTCGGGCGGACAAGGGCGATCGCCGAGCTCGTGCGCGAGAAGGACACGGTGCCCGGGAAGAAGGTGAAGTCGCTCTACGGGCGCACGGCGCTCGCCGGCCGCTGGATCGATCTCTACGACGGGATCGTGGACGACGAGTGCGTGCCGTACCTCGACATGGCCGCGGCGCGCTTCGCCGGGAACCAGGACGAGTCGCTCGCGGCGATGTGGTCGGCGTGTCCGAGCCAGGTCGGTTTGTACTTGGCGACCATAGAAGGCGCATGGGTGTGATCGTACGAACCGGACAGATTAGAAGGGGCTTCGTGTTCCCTTGGTATGGACCTTCAAAGGCCCATCGAAGCCAAGATCAGGATCAGGATCAAGATCAAGAAGAGGAAGGCGAGCAGCCGAACCCTCGCGGGGCTCGGTTCGGCTCAACCGCTCCGGTCGACGAGTGGAAAGGACAGCTGATGCAAGTCGAGATCGACATCATGGACGAAGCGCACAAGGTCATCGCGACCGCGACCTGGATCGGACGGAGCACCCACGACGCGATCGGGAAGTGGACGTGCGCCGCCAGCTCGGGCAGCGAAGAGCAGCTCGCACAACTCGAGGAGATGATCGCGAGCCGCGCCGACCTCCGCGCCGCCGACTTCCGATCGATCTCCGGTGACGGTTGGGTGAAGGGTGGCGAGGGCTTCGAAGGCAACCTCTCGGTGCTGCGCATCGTCGCGCCCGTGCTCGGTCTCACCATCGGCGATCCTCGTCTGTCGTTGTAGCAGTCAGCGTCACACGTTTGCACCGCCCGGCCGTCTGCTCTACGGTGGACACATGAACTCGTCGATCTTGCTTCCCTTCCGCGGAGAACCGACACGAGCTTTCGCCGAGCTCTCGAAGAACCCTATCGAGATGCAGCGCGTCGCTCGCACGATCACCGAAGCGGTGAACGCGTCGTTCTTCACGGACGCCGCCCGCGAGGGGCACTGCAATCCGAAGATCACGGGCTCGGAGATGAAGCGCAGGATGGCGATAGCGATCGAGATTTTCGGACAGCTGCGAAACGACTGCGGGTACTCCGTAGCGCGAGCACTCGACGTCATGCCCGACGGGCTGCGTGCGGCACTCGATGGCGTGGCGTGGGAGCCGGCGTCGGTCGACCGCATGTGGGCCGCCAACGGTTAGCCAACGAGGAGAACACGATGCCGAAGACAACGCTGCGGACGATCAAGTATGCCGACTTCGTCGCGATGGTCGAAGAGACGACCAAGACGCTCGAGAAGTCGCCCGACGCGGACGCCCTCGCGTTGCTGCAGAGCAACATCGAAGCGGTGAAGGACCAGGCCGCGGGCAAGACGCTGAAAGCCGACGACCTCGTCGCGATCCAGGTCATCGCGAAGGTCGATGTCGAGGCGCGCATCACGGCGCTCGAAGCGAAGGTTGCGGACCTCGCGGCGAAGATCTCCTCGGCAGCCTCCGCCGGCGACGGCAAGAAGAGCGGCAAGGAGAAGAGCGACGAGGAGCTCGCCACCGAGAAGGCCGACGCCGAGAAGAAAGCCGCGGACGAAGCAGCGAAGGTCGAAGCCGAGAAGAAGCTGACCCCCGACGAGAAGAAAGCAGCGGCCGACGCGAAGGAGGCCGAGGACAAGAAGAAGGCGGAGGAAGAAGCCGCCGCGAAGAAGACCGCCGAGGAGAAGGCCGCCTACGAGAAGATGAGCGCCGACGAGAAGAAGGCGTTCGACGAGAAGAAGGCGGCCGAGAAGACCGCGGCCGAGAAGGAGGCGCTCGCGAAGAGCGCGCCGAAGCCGTGGCCGAAGGACATCGCCGGCGACCGCAAGACCCCGGCGCAGATGTACGCCGCCTCGAGGAGGGAGCCGCCCAAGGCGCGCCCGTAAGCATGGAGCACGAGCTCGGCATCTTCCGGTCCGCGAGCGGCACCTTCCTCGGTGTCGACGCGATGACCGTTCTCGAGGAGGTGGCGAAGGCCACCGTCGAGATCGTCGGCGACATCGTCGCGCCGCCGAAGACAGCCGAGCCCTGCACGCGCATCGGGAAGGTGTCGATCTTCGCCACACCAGTCGACGACCGCGCCACCTACTACCCGAACGTCGCGATCTCCGAAGAAGTCGCGAAGCCCGCGGGCGGACGCAAGCCCGCGTACGACCCAGGCTCTTGGGTGGTGCAGTCACTCATCTTCGACAACGAGAAGTTCACGCAAGCACAGGCGCAAGCCTGGTTCAGCGAGAACGAGGGTTTCGCCTCCGGTGACGTCGACACGACCGGCACGTCGTTCCGCTTCCGCCAGTACGACCCGCAGTTCTTCTCGCAGTTCCGCACGAAGCCGATCGCGACGGGCATCACCGCCGTCGTCGGACGCGTGAAGGGCGAGTCGGACAAGGCGGGGACGATCGCGGACATCGAAGCGGCGACCTCCGTGTACCACGGCATCCGGGCGATCAACCGAGCGATCTCGAAGAACGGGCTCCGCGTGGTGAGCCGGACCGAGGTCGCGAAGACGAAGGACGCCGCCGAGGAGCGCTACATCCTCGGGCTCGTTCTCGAGCCGACGCTGAAGGCGGACGACGAGATCAAGCCCGACACGCAGCGAGACGTCTACACCGAGGAGACGATTCGCGCCGCAGCGCACGGGTGGATGGAGAAGCACGGGAAGATCGATCTCACGCACAACTGGGAGGCGTTGAAGAACGACCAGGTGCGCGTGCTCGAAAGCTACCTCGCCCCGTGCGATCTCGTCATCGGCGAGGGCGAAGACCAGAGGAAGATCACCAAGGGGTCGTGGCTGCTCGCGCTGCGAGTGCTCGACGACGCGATCTGGGCCGACGTGAAGGCCGGGAAGATCGGCGCGTTCAGCATCGGCGGCGAGGCAACACGCAAGCCACTCGAGGGAGAACAAGATGCTGCAGCGTGACAAGATCGAGAAGGACGCGACCTCCGCGAAGCCGATCACCGAGCTGGTCGACATGGACGTCGAGATGGTCTCGCTGGTAAAGGCCGGCGCGAACCGCGAGCACAAGTTCATCATGATGAAGGCGGAAGGCATGTGCCCGTCGTGCGGCGCGCCACTGATGGGCAAGGACAAGTGCCCGTCGTGCGGCAAGGCGGCACCGCCCGAGAAGTCCAAGAAAGAGAACGAAGAAGCAGCGCCCCCGGCCGAGCCCGGCGCGGCGGCGGAGAAGAACGGAACAGACGCACAGGCCGAGAGCGCGAACGCCGAGCTGGCGAAGCGCTTCACGGACGTGACCGAACGCCTCGCGAAGATCGCGAGCACGGTCGCCCCGCAGCAGGTCGTCGCTCCCGCCCCTCCGGCCGACATCGCGCACGGTCTCGAGAAGTCCGTCGAGAAGACGGCGATCGAGAAAGCAGCTGCCGAAGCGACGGATCTCCGCTCGAAGGTGGAGAAGCTGTCGACCGATCTCGACGAGATGAAGGCCACGCTCGCGAAGAGCGCCGCCGAGCTCGTCGAGGCGCACGCCGAGAACGCGCGGTTGCGTTCGGGCGTCGGAGCCCCGGCCGCGAAGCCGACCGGCGAGCAGGTGCAGAAGAGCACCACCGCCAAGGCCGGCCCGAAGCCGTGGCCGAAAGATCTCGCAGCAGAGGTGGCCGCCGAGAAACGCGCCGCCGCTAAGAAAGGGTGAGAACGATGGGAACGCCGAACAGAACGATCATGGAGAAGGCCGACCTCGAGGTCTCCGACCTCATCAGCGACGGCGGGTATCTCCCGGTCGAGCGCGCGCAGAACTTCCTCAAGGACATCGTCGCCGAGTCCAAGGTGCTCTCGATGATCGACGTGCGGACGATGAAGTCGCACAGCGCGATCATCGACAAGATCGGGATCACCGGCCGCGTCCTGCGCCCGGGCGTTTCCGGTCAGGCGCTCCCGGCCGGCGACCGGATCAAGCCGACGACCGAGCACGTGGACCTGACCACGAAGCTGCTCAAGGCCGAGATCCGGCTGAACGACGAAGTGCTCGAGGACAACATCGAGCAGGGCACGCTCATCAACACCTGCATGCAGATGCTGCAGGAGAAGGCGGCGTACGACCTCGACGACCTGTGCCTGAACGGCGACACGAACAGCGCGGACACGCTGCTCAAGCAGTTCGACGGCATGCGCAAGCTCGCCGTGACGCACACGGTCGACTTCGGCTCGCTGCCGATCTCGAAGAGCAAGCTCACCGACATGCGGAAGGCGATGCCGAAGCAGTACAACCGCTTCAAGCAGAACTTCATCTGGTTGACCGGCGACCTCGCGGAGCTCGGCTACCGCGACGAGCTGTCGGATCGGGTCGGCAACTACAGCGACCAGATCCTCAACTCGATGGAGCCCCTGAAGCCGATGGGCGTCCCGATGATCCCGGTGCCGGTCATGCCCGACACGCTGGACCCGGCGGCGTCCTGCTCCGACACGCTCCTCATGGACCCGAAGATGGCCGTGTGGGGCTTCTGGCGGTCGATCAAGATCGCGACGGACCAGGACATCGTCTCCGGCGAGTGGATCTGCGTCGCGAGCCTCCGCTGCGGCTACTGCTACAAGGAGGAGGACGCGGTCGTGAAGGGCTACAACATCAAGGTGCGGTAGTCCGCGACGAGGGGACGGCGAAGACGCGGGCGCGTTTGACGGCAAGACGGTTTGATTTTAGACGCGCGGCCTGACGCGCGAGAGGAGAACGGCACATGGCACTCGGAACGATCACGGTCAACAACAAGGGCGGGTACAAGCCGAGCGCGCCGAGCCCCATGCTCGACATCTCGTTCCCCGGTGACGGCGCGTACGGCGCGGGCGGAACGCTGCTCACCGCGCTGTTGCAAGCCAAGGTGAACGACCAGGCGGTCGAGATCCTCGGCATCGTCGACATCGCGGGCGACGCGACGTACTACCCGGTCTACAACAAGACCACCGGCAAGCTGATGGTCATCGTCCGCGCGACGGGCGTCGAGTACGCCGGCGGCGATCTGAGCGGAACCACGTTCCGCGTCCTCGTGCTCTGCAAGTAGAGCTCGCGGAAGAAGGGACGAAGGCACATGGCACTCGGAACGATCACAGTCGAGACGAAGGCGGGGTTCAAGCCGTCGGCGCCGGATCCGGTCTTGGATCTGTCGTTCGCGGGCGACTCGGACTACCGAACCGGCGGCACCGCCACCTTCCAGGCGCTCGTGCGCGCGAAGGCCGCGGACCAGCAGATCGAAGTGCTCGGCGTCGTGGACATCCTGTGCGTCGCGACGCACTACGCCGTCTACGACAAGGCGAACGACAAGCTCCTGGTGTTCGTGCGCACGACGGGGCTCGAGGCGGCGGACCACGCCGACCTGCACCTCGTGGCGT